AAGCCTGCGTTGCTTTTAAACTCATTTCCCCCGCCTTTCTCTTCCGGCGATCATTGAATTCTACAGATAATGGTAACAAACCCAAAAATTGCTAAAATCACAACCACAGTCATTCCTATAAACGAAAATATTTGCATAATAACGTCATCCATATTCCATCAGTTCCTTTCTATTTTTGGCGACGGCATCGGGACTCCAACCCGAATCTCCCATTAGGTACCATCAGGGCGTTTTTGCTTTCTGCGCTTAAACTATGCCGCCATATCTTCTGGCCTGTGGGCATTGGTATGCAACTAGGTAGGATTTCCGCTTTCGCTTCTGTTACGCCTACTCACAACCTACCGCCCCGCTTCGCAGTGCTTCTAGTTCGGGCACCACCCCACCACAGACCCTTATATACGCTTTCTATAAGATTTTGACCTTTTCTATATCTTTAAGGCTTGGGGCAGGATTTTTACCTGCATCCCCGGCTCTGGGTTTTTCATTAAGAAGATGGCCGCTCTTTCCTCTAGGGTCATGGCTGCTCCCTATGTTTAGGAGTCATGTGGATAACATCAGCAGCTCGTCCCGCTCCGCAATTAGAACATTTTGCTGGTGGAGGAGGATTAGTAGAAAACCAGGCCCCAACCCAACCAACTACATCACCTCCACAAAGCGAACAACTTCCAATTCTGATTTCTGCCATTTTATCCTCACTTTTTTTAACCCCAAGTCGAGCGGGTGTTCCGCCCCGCTCCTTATCTGAGGCAAGCATTAGCTTACTCGAGCAGGTTTATCGGCTAAGCCGAACTCGGGGGTATATTTTCCTTGGGGCGGCAGGGATTGACCTGCAGGCACATTGGGTGTTAACCGTAGTCATTGCTTTCAATGTGCGAGCCTCGTACGGTTATCAGGATTTTTCCAACCACTTCTAAACGGATCACTGTCCGTCACGCCCCAAGGGTTATTTGCCTAAACTTTTTTTAATTGCCACCCACATTTCATATTGCGCTGATTCCGGCAAAGTGTCTCTATCAGTAACCAAGGGGTCACAAAATAGCGCATCGAAGTGTTTAAATTTCTCATAAATCTCTTCTATTGGGACTGAATCCATTGCCATCATGCCCACTCCCCCTTTGCTTTTGGTTATTTGCCTAATCCAAAAAATCATCCTGACTAAGCGCAATAAATACTAAACATTCTGCTCTCGCCATTTTCAACGGGAGCACATCTGGGTCAGGATCATAACTATCAATCCTTTGCTCCACATATTTGAGAAGAGTTTCTTTTGCTGCCTTTGCGTCTTCATAACTTATTTCCTCATCCATACCCACTCTCCTTTACCTGTTTGGTTGAATTATTCAGAAAACCATTTAAATTTGTAAGAATCCTTCCTTTTTCGACATTTTTTACAGCTAAAAATAGGCCATTTTTTATGTTTATTGCGATGAAGGGGAGTGTTGCATTTATCGCAAACAAGAACATATCCGCAGGATTTCAATTTGTACTCCATCCCCCTACCCCTTTTGTTGAGTTTTAAATAAACGTGAATTGGCGTTTATGGTTTTCTATTCTTTTTGCGGCCGCTTCAAAATAGCCCTTGTCGATCTCATACGCCGTTAAATCAAAGCCCATGTCGTAACAGGCGATTGCTATGGATCCCGAGCCCAAATGTGTGTCCAGAATTTTGGCGCCGGGGGGGGCGTAATTATGTAATAACCAGCGGTATAATGCTTCTGGCTTCTGCGTTGGATGAATTTTTTTCTGGTCATTCATCATTTGATGTACTGAATACCTAAAAACTTTTGCTGGCATTTTATGGTTTGTCCACGCATATTCTGCGCTTGCAAAATTAACAACGGTTTGATGTTTATCCCAAACAATGAAATATTCGGATTCAGGAAGAGTAAAATTGTTTGCGCCCCATATAATCGCTTCTTTACTAACCTTGAAAAGCTCATCAAAGTATTCTTTGTTTGGCTTAATATAGTTCCAATTATTCATCTTGCCTGTAGGGTCGATACGGCTTCCAATGCCACGCTTCTGTTGTGAAACAATCCCATACGGCGGGTCCACAATCGCCAAGTCAAACGCCTTGTCCGGCATCTCTCTCATGGCTTCCATGCAGTCACGGTTATATATTTGGATGTTGCTTGGCACTTACTTTTATAGCCTCACTTTACGTTTTTAAGTGCCTGATTTCTTAAATATTCCTGACATAAAGAAGTCATTGTTCGCCCCGATTCCAGATGCCTTAAAGTTAGCTTACAAAAATCTTTCAATGGAATTTCCCCATCAATTCTTTCACTCTTTATGCTTATGACTCCTTTATCATAGTCGGCCTTAATGCTTAACCCTGCCGTCATTCAACACCTCGCTTGTAATTTTTAAGTGCCTGCTTCAATGTTTCAAGGTGCTGATTAAAAAACTCCTTAATGTCCGAAACCGTTTTAATGTCAATCGTCATAACCTCATCGACTTTATATGCGTCAATCACTTCTTCAATCCTCTGAAGACTAAGCGTATCAACGTCGGGCGTGCGGGTGTTCCATAATTCCCTAGCTCCTTGAATTTTATAATCCCCAGCACCACGGGAAAAGTCTACCCCCATGCCACAATTACGGCAAAAAACATAATTTGAACAATGCGAACTCGTTCCATAAGGACTTGGGGCCTCTAAGTCAGACCTTATTTTCTTGCTTCCGCAAAACGGACAACTCTTAACTTCGCTCATAGGCTCCTCACTCCTTATAATGACCGTGTTTCTTAACGGTTGACAACATTTCACGAGCTATATCTCGCCACAGGTCACCTTCAATGTTAAATTCCCGTACATTGTCCCAACTGTCTTCAAAATGCCTCTCATATCCAGCCTTGGCCATGTGTTCAATTAGAATTTCCATTTCATTCCCCATCCTTAATTACAATCCCTTGCGAGTTAATTTTTTACAGAATAAATGCGCTGACCAGAATCCAAAACCTAGCCCAAATCCTGTAGCGAGGCTGATTAGAAACATCTTTAAATATGACAATATTATTTCCATATTAATCCACCACCATTCTTTTCATGCCAACACGTCCAAAAGCTCCCAATCTTAGATAAATCTTGGCATCTAGGGGTGCAATCAATAAGATTCTTTAGCACATCTTCGGATGCCTCTATACAACTCCTTCTTTCTATGATTGATTCCTTATTTCTACAAACCTCGGTAATTCTTTCTACCCACCGTTCATAACAAGAAAAATTTTCCTCTCCATCCCTTTCATAATAATCTCCATCATCCATGACCTCAACCACTGGAAGTTCCCCTAAAGTATTATGTTGTGCTGACCGAGGCAGTTGAATCGGGGGGAATTTAAAATCCTTTATAAAAAATGAAAACGCAAGAAATATTAAAAATATTACTATCCAATAAATTACCAGTACCCTCATCTACAATCCCTCTCAAAATCCGTCTCTACCATCAACGGACGGTATTCAACTACCCAAAACCTCTTATCTGTTTTAGGGAGTAGTTTTCCTTTGCTTGCGGCGGCGAAAAACTCTGCGGCCTCTTTAGTGCTGAAAGCGGCGTACTCTGGTTCTTCTCTCTTTTGCGCTTGCATGGAGATATGGCAGGGTTTGGGGCTGTAGGCAAAGGCCGGGGAACACACCAACACCAACGCCAAACAAACAAAAAAACCGATTTTTGCGCCTAAGACTATTGCTGATATAAAGAATTTACGAGCTGGGGTCATTTTTCTTCTCCCTTTGGGCTATCATAATTTTTCTTTGATTACCCTAATTAAATTTGCAATCCCACGACCTTTAATATTCCCTAGTGGCCGCCTCCCGCAATACCATCCTGTAAACGGCCAAAATTCAACAATCCCATCTACAAGCATTATTTGGATATGGTCATTTTTAAATATATGCTGGGCATGAATTTTGTTTAACTCATTAAGAGCGTACTTAACACGATCAGGTTCCTTTTCTTCTCGCTCTTTACGCTTCACTTCATTGTATGCCTCGAATGCTTCGCCAGTATCGCCCATGCTATTTGTCTCCATCTTTAATCTGTGTCATTTGGCACCTTCTCCCTAAATTCTTTTTTGAATTTATCTGCGTGTTCCCCTGCTCGAGCCATCGAGAATTCAACTCGTCCTTTATGTCTGGCGACCTTTGAAATGTCCAGCAACAGATTACCTACTAGATAAGTCATGGCTTGTAAGTTTATCCATCGCCCCTCATCAGCCCACGTATCACCAATCGGCTCTATTGGGCCGATCAGCTTCTTGACAGTTTGATAAACATCTTCGCCTTCCATAGCCCTCCCCCTACGCCTTTTCGATCTCATTAATAAGAATTTCTTTGGCTCTTTTAATCCATTCCGACTCTTTCATCTCCGGCACACCGGGAACCCATACTTCAAACCTACCTACCTTTACCGTTTGGCCGTACATAACTCTCTCCTGGCTAGGATTATTCGTCCTTGAGACTTTTTCTTAATTCCCTGATCCATTTTGTCCTGCTTGCACAACGCTCAAGTTCCGCTTGATGTTCTTTTATATGGTAAGAAAGATCATTTAGGAGCTTTTCCTTCTCCCCTTTGCGCCATTTCTCACCACTTTTAAGAGTTAGACTCCGCAATTCATTTTCATAATAATTAGACGAAGAATCTTCTAAGCAGACATCGATTTGCTGAAGCATGAAATCCTTTAATGCGATATGTTCAAAGCTTGGAGGCTCCCAACTTAAAACTTTTTTACGCATTGCTTCATATTTTTTTTTGACTTCTTTCTCCTTTTCGATGCGCTCGG